TTGGATGATGATCAAAGCAACCACCTCATCCTGTATTGTTTACCCGAACAACAGCATGGCCAATACAACTCCTTACTCCGGTTTTAATACAACTACCTTAAAGCAACCACTCGACAATGGTGTTCTGTTTTCTGGCGAGGCAATTTTCGCTCGGGGATACCTCGTCGGGTACCTGCCCAACAACCTCAGGACTCACAGCAGTGCCCCAACGCCTTGGCTTAGAACTATCATCGATGGGGCAAATGTTTACCGAAGAAGTTCTAACTGTCTATACGTAAAAGAGGGAGTCAGCTGATGGCTCTTTACTTTGACTCGATCTACAGCTACGAAAAGATCACAAACGCCCTAGACCCGTCGCGAGAAACTTTTCCATTCCTGTCTTATAAGTTTCTGGATTGGTCTCAAAAGATTGCACCTAACAACCTAACCTTGCTTTGCTATCACGATCAGTGGCAGCAGTTGATCAACGGGGGCACCAACTATGGCAGGACATCAGAGGTGTATCTCCAGTTTCAGCTCCATGGGCCTGGAACACGTGCTGGCTACTTTGAGGCAAACGGCCTAGAGCCCTCGTCCTTTGGTATGAGGCTCTTCTCTCAAAGTGACTATATATACAACTATAGCGAAAGAAACTACACTACTACCAACTCAACTCACAAGTATAAAAATTCTAGTTACCAGCTAAATCATGGTGGCGTAAGGATTTTTACTGCCAGCCAGTTAAACAATCCCAGAAAGTCTTGGGTGTTATACAGCGACGAGCCCGGAGATGAGTGGTTTGCGTGGTGCGTCCAAGAATCCGACGCAGACTTCGTCACCCACGCGGTCCTCCATAAAGCTAAAAATATCAATCCCGCGATACCTTCAGAAGAAGATTTTGGCTGGCTTCTAAGTACAGATAATATGGTTTATGGCTTCTCTCAAAGTATCCATAACGCTGGCGCATCGTTATGTAACTCGCAGACATGGCAATGCCAACTGAGATACTTGTCGAAGGTCGTAGGCGATACGACTCATGCTTGGTTAACAGATACCGTTATGGGCCAGCCCATGATTTCGCAGGCTGGATACTACATGGGGCACCAGGGAGACCGCATTTTGTACACAACAAATTTAGTCCAGGGTTACTCCTACAGATTGACAGATGGGCGTGAGTATCTTGCCCTAAGTGGAGATTACGCAGTCCGTTATGTCTGACCCAATCCAGGGAAAAGTTGAGTTAAGAAGCAGCGATGTAGAGGTCGTTGCCTCCACTATGGGAACGTATCCGCCAGCGCTTGGTGGTCCCCCAATCCCTGTGGAAACTTATGAAAAGATAGAAATAAACCACATACCTCTTGAGGCTGATCACTGGCTAGGTAGCGAGCTGGGGATGACGATGCTCTCTTCTTCGATACCAGAGCTTCGAAATATCACACTACAAAAACATGTTTATCCGCCGGACTTAGGTATCCCAGATAGATACAGCACCGTGGCAAGGGTCTACTACAACCAATCGTGGCGGATGTTCCCTGAGGATTATCTCCAAACAGCAGAAGACTACACAGCAGATTACGAGGCTTACAAAATCATTACTTGGGAGGGTATGAATCCTGTGCTTAAACCACCTTTCGATCTAACTCTTGAGGAGCTGCCTTCTATCTATCCAGGTACACCACTTCCAGGTATTGACAACGATGACATCAACCCTCCGTGTGGAGGTGGTGGAGATGGCAGTCCTAGACCGGACTTTGGTGTTTTATATCCCAGGAAGGTGTAAGGGTTCGAACCCAGATCGGAACCCTTAGCGGCACCGAACCGCGTGGGCGTGATGCCCCGCTGCTACATGTCCGAAGAACTCAACACCCAGGCAACCGAGACGGATGCCCAGGCCATTGGCGGAGCCGTGGAAGAGACCACGAGCATCGCCGCTGAAGCCCAAAAGAGTTACAGCGAGAACGAGGTTCAAGACCTCCTAAAAGCCCTTAAATCTGAGAGGGAAGCTCGCAAGTCGAACGAGAAAGCCCTTAAGGACAAGGCCGCACAGTTAGCTCAGCTGGAGGGCATTGATCCTGAGACCTATGCCCGCCTCCAGGCTGAGTCCGCTAAGCGTGCGGAGCTTGAGGCCGAGCTGGCTGGCAAGGTTGGAGCCATCGAGAAGTCCTACGCCGATCAACTTGCGGCTGCCAAAGCAGAGCAAGAGCGGTCCAGCGTTCAGGTCTTTGAACTGCAGAAGCAATGGGCCTTCGAGAAGGCGTTTGCTGAAGCTGGCGGTCGTCCTGGTGAGTTCACCGAGCTGGCCTATAGCAAGCTCCGGGAGGAGTTCAAGTTAGAAGACGACGGCAGCGTCGCTGTTGTCGATAAGGCTGGCGCCTATGTAGTTGACGACAAGGGCAAGCGTGTCGACCCTGCTGACTACCTCAAGCAATACAAAGGCCACCAGCTACTGGGTTATGCCTTCCAGCCTGAGCGTGGTGCCGGTAGCGGCTTAGTTCCTCATCCGGGCACATCGCTCGCAAGCGGAGCTGACATGCATAGTTTGTCTACCAGCGAGCTGTTCGGTCAGGCTTTTGGTCGCAAGAAGGTCTGATAAATCGAACCAACTTGCACAAGATCGGCCCGGTTAACCCCGGGCTTTTTTGTTGCAGGAACACTTGGAACTGAAGCCCCCGGAAGGCGCGACGTCGGATGGGGTGCGAAGACATTTTGGCGCGACGCCTTAACCGTCTGAAACCCTCCAACTTCCTTGGCAACCAACCATGGCACTTACCCTTTTAGAGGCGTCTAAGCACGCCCGCAGCCCAGAAGAACTAGCAGTCGTCAGAGAGCTCAGCGAGGGCGATCTGCTCAGCGCGCTCCCCTTCAGAAACATCGCCGGTTCCGGCCTCTTCTGGAAGCGTGAGGAATCCCTCCCTTCCGTGGGTTTCCGTCACATCAACGGCAGCCTCGAAGAGAGCTACGGCCAGACTTCACAGCAATCTGAAGCGCTGAAGTTTTTTGGCGGTGATGTAATTGTTGACCGGGCAATTCTCGAGCTCGAAGGTCAAGAGGCACGCGCCTATCAGGTCCAGAGTCGTATCCGCGCAATGCGCCACGCCTACGAGCGTGTGTTCATCAAGGGCAGCGAGACAGCTTCTAACGGACTCGAGTTCGATGGTCTTGAGAAGCGTTGCGGCGTTGCCGGAACTACCTCACAGGCTATCGACAACGGCGGCAGTGGCCTCAGCCTGAGCGCCCTCGACGAGATGCTCGACACTGTCGACGCACAAGGCGGTTCCAAGTATCTGATCATGTCGAAGGCAATGCGCCGTCGCTTGACTCAGGCCGCTCGGGATGGCGTGGTCAATGGTGGTATCCACATCATGCAGGACGAGCTGGGACGTAAGCAGAGCTACTACCAGGAAACGAAAATTATGATCGTCGATCGCGACGAAAATAATCAGGAAATCCTGGGTGCTAACGAGCCAAACGACACCTCCTCGATCTACTGCATCAGCTTCGGCGACCTGCTGACCGTAGGCATCCAGAACGGCGGCATCTCCGTGCGCGACCTGGGTGAGTCACACGACAAGCCCGCCTTCGTAACACGCGTTGAGTGGTACTGCGGCCTTGCGACCATCAACGGAAGAAGCGTTGCACGCCTCCACGGCATCGACCCAACAGCAGCGGCTGTTCTCTGATCATTCCTTGATCACGTCTGGGGCTAACGCATAGCCCTACCCCCTCCACCTTCTCTACAGGTATCGACACATGGGCGCACGTTCTTCAGGGATATTCCCTCGGTATGCAACCTGGGTTGATGAGGAAACTCTCCTCGAACCCGGCGTTGCAAAAACCGTTCCCAACCTCCACCATTCAGCCGAGGTCCACTTCGTTTGCTACTTCTCCGCTGACGCAGCGGGATCTGCAACCGTGACCCTCGATAACGGCTACGTCGTTGACTTCGCTCCATCCGACCTCCGCAATCCTGATGGCCTCAAGGTCGTCAAGGTTCGCGCTGGTTATGAGATCGGCGACGCAACCATCGCAACCCTCGATGCAACCGGCATCACCACAGGATCCATCCAGGTATCCATCTTCTGATCTTGAATCGGAACTATCGAAAAGGGCTCCCCTCGGGGGGCCTTTTTTGTTGCCTGGAAACCTGAGGGGCGACTGTCAATTTCAGCCATGACTCCTTACACAACCGTTTACGACAAGCGGACAGCGAAAGCCAAGTACATCTACGCGGCCAGCCTTCAGGAGTTCTTGGCTACCGGTCTGTATTCCGCCGAGCCAGATGGGAAGGCATCAAAGCCCCAGGAGCTATTGAGGGCTGAGACGCCTACTGCAGGTCGTGAAGAAGGCAGGGCAGCTTCTATTGCTGTGCTGAGCACTCCTGATCCCGCTGAGGAAGGCACCTCTCAGGTATCCG